GTCTTTCACGTCTGCTGTGGCGCCCAGTTTTATAAACTGCCCCTCTCCGTGCGCCGGGATTAGCTTCCTCTGTACGGATACGCCGCCGGAGTACTCCCCAATGTTGTACTCCGCTACGTTCCACTCTGCCAGCGTACCTGCGGTATAGGATACTGAGCGCGTGTTACGTACCCCAGTGAAGTCAAACTCCCACACCCACATCACAGAGCCTGTACCTATAGCAACTGAGGCTATAAGCTCCTTCATCATCTTGAGGCGGTGGTTGAAGTCTGGACCGAAGTCCAGCCAACCCGTCTCGAACTCCCACGGGTACAGTACGGCATTATCGTTCTGCCCTATGTACTTACCCACCACTCCGGCGGAGCCGAAGTAAGTGATGCCGGTGGTCGTCGTTAGCAGCGCGGCTATGGAGCCGCCTAACTTCCACGTCGTTACGGGGAAGCGTAACTCGGCTGTCGATGGGTCCTCGTAAGGATGCTGCCCGTCGATGACGTACTGTATGTCCACGACGGGGAAGTTGATTATGTACAGCCCCTCCTCTGGAGAGACTGTAGCGCGTACCTGGTCGAAGTCTGCGTCGGAGGCGCGCTGCGTAGCGATGTCGGCCTGTAGCTTGGCGCGTACCGTCTTGGTGAGCGTGACAACGGGGTTGGACTTCTCCTCGATCACGCGCCCAAGGCTCTGCACGCCGTGCCGCGAGAGGAAGATCAGGTCGCCCTCGGCTGTGTTCTGTACGCTATCTCGGGCTATACAGCCCGTCCCTTCGATGGTATCGACCACCTCGATCTGCGATGCAGTTATGCCTATCTCGCTGCCGCTACCGTCAGCCCACAATACGATGTGGTTCTTGCCGAACACTACGAAAGTAGCGCCGATAACTGCGAGAGCGACGATCTCGTCCATTCCATTAGTCCAGACGGAGGACATATCAATAGTCTGGCCGCCAGAAGCAGTAGAATAATCGGTATCATCCAGCAGAGCAGATATGCGAACCGTCTGTAGGTCTGCGTCAGCAGCCCAAACCCTTCCGAAAGCAGCCACAGCGCAATTGCCATCAGGACCAGTGCCGGTGTAAGAAGCGTCAGCAAAGTCACCTGATGTCCTCGCTATCGGTACCTCTCCCCGCTGGAAGCCAAGCACCTTACCATTGAAGTTGATGAACTGCCAGTGCGGATTGGTAGGTGCTGTAGACGACGTTATGTCGTTACCGGCATCCGTGAAGTCGTCTACGTCCTTGTATATCTTGGTCGTAGCTGCGCTGATTATAACGCTGGCTCCGGCCTCGTCCAAGTATTCGTGCATGGTAGAGATGGTAGGCGTACTGGCGATAGCGTTGGTCGTCTGGTCGGCCCAGCCCTTACGTGAGGCTATACGGCCCTCTCTGTTGACCACGCAGTTATGCGCCTTGGTGGCCCATTGCGGCGGCATCAGCGTGGTTACGGCCTCTGTGTTGAGGCCCCACGCTCCGGGCGCAACGATGTCAAGTACGTTTACCTGAGCCACTTAGCGCTCCAAGAATACTGTCTGGTCGGCGGGCGTCATCTCCTTACCCGTAGCCGCGCCATGCGCGTCAAGGTAAGCGGTATGTAACGTAGAGCCGGGGGAGCCTAGTTCGTCGCCGCGCTCTTGGTTGGCCTTGAGCAGCGCCTTAGTCCACACGGGGCGTTGCGGTATAGATAGGGTGGTCGTTAGATCGGTGTTGCTCAGTTCTGCCTGTGGCACGAACATGCGTAGCTTCAGCGTGTAGGTAGCGTCTGGCGTAGGCCAGACCTTCATCTTCATGCTGTCACCATCAGTGTAAAGCGTGAAGTATTGAGGCTGGTCCGTCTCGTCGCTGTCAGTGAAGTGCAGACGTTCAATCTGCTCCTGAGTATACTCAGTGAGCCGGTACTCGTCGGAGGTGGTGGTGTTGAACACCATCGGCTGTGAGGACATGCCGTTATAGAACCCTTCGCTAGTACCAAAGGCCGACACGTTCTCGTACAAAAGCCGGGTGCGGTCGTTGGTGTCAACGTCCGCCTGACCGGCTGTTTCTATGTCGTACTCGCTTGTACCTGACGCTAGCGTGAGCGTCACGGTCTGCCGCAGGGCTTGCCAAGGCCAGCCCGCTTCCTCGATCTCTTCCTTGGCCTCGTTGACGAACTGAATTATCATCAGCAGGTAGTCGTCCGTGACGGACGCTACCGAACTGCCGATTATAAGGCCGAACTGTCGTAGACCTCTTAGTACCTTGTTCGTTAAGTCTCGCGTGTTAGCCATCTATCTCTCAATCGAAAACTGAAAATTCCAAAAATTTCGCTAGCGGATTACTTGTCCTGCTTTTTCCAGAGGTAGTATGCTACCCCGCAGAAGATCAAGCCTGCTAGTACTGTTGCTGCAAAGTCGATACTCATGCCGTTCTCCTATCTAATTAGTACCCAGTCGACGACTGCCGTACTGGAGCCGTTGGAACTATTGATTGTGAAGCCTCCCACGGCCTTGCTGGCCCATGTAAAGGTTTCCGCCGTGTCTCCGCCCAGAACGATAAAGTAGGTAGCGTCTGGCTCGTTGGTTCCGAACGATACTGCGGCTGTGCCGCTGGATAGCGTTACGGTGCCGCGTATGTTCTCTGCGTCAGTGGCCGTAGAACTAATGCCCTGCACCGTAGATACCGCCATGTCAGCGCCACTGTTGGTGCGCAGACGGGCACCTGTGCCCGTTCCCGTCCAGACGGCCTGTAGTACCGTTCCCCCGGAGCTATTCTCTAGCAACAGCCCCCTTGCTCCGCCCAGTGACTTTAGCGTCAAGGGCCACGAGGAGCCACTCTCGCTGGTGATCTTGGTGTTGGCGGTCCATGTCATCCCCTCGCCGGATATATCGGGGGTAATGATGTTGTCCAAGCTGGTTATCGGTATACTGTTGTCGTTGCGTATGTAGTCAGCGACACTAGAAGCAATCCAGTTTCCGCATAGATACGGGGCGAACGTGGTAGCGTTGACAGTATCGATCTTAAAGAAGGTACCGCCCCTGGCCGTTCCGCCCGAGGTGTACGTAGTAAACGCTGATGTATCGATTCCCGAAAGTTCGAAGGTATTATCAGCCTTGTTGGCAACGGTATATCGATTGCCGTTAAGTTCGGTCATGCCCGCTACGCCATCGATGTACACGATGTCGTTGTTAGCAAGGCCATGCGCCGTTGCCGTTACGACACCGGGGTTAGCCTTAGTTACCGCCGTAATGGCTTCGTTGGGGCGGGAGTCCTCGCTACGACACGATATAATACGTGGCCCAACTATGGCTACGCCTGTCTTTCCAGTGTACCTTATGGCGTTCTTACATCCCTCGAAGTCTGTACCTAATATTGTTACGCCATTCGGTATGGGATCAGAGGTGCCTTGATTGCTTAATAGCACCCCGTCATCGCAGTTCATAAAACCGCCGCCGATAATATTAGTGGCGTTAGCGTTGCCTTCCAGAAGCACGCCAACTGGTATAAGGCCGTCAGCGCCTGACCTCGGTCTGGTCCAGCAATTGTATAGGCTGGTCCAGAAAGAGCCTGTGTTTCCGTCAGTGGCGTCGTTGTTTCCTACACGCCACGCTGCATACGTGGCACTAGTGGCGCTAGCCTCTACGCTACAACTAAAGAAGCGGGTGTTCCATGTCTCATCGCAGTTAAACCCATAGGTAGCGTCGGAGTTGTTACGGTGGTTCACCTTGAGGCCGTAGATGTCTACGCCGCCGTTGGTGTCGCCAGAACTTAGGTTAATCTCTAGTGCTGATATAGCGCCAGTAGTAAGAAGCTCCGCCCCGTAACCATCTATCTTTATCCTGCCATCCGTGCCGGGGGCTGATATAGCCCACTGGCTAGAGAGCATGTACGAGCCGGGAGGTATCGTCAGGACCCCCCCGTCTGCCTCTACGATAGCTGAGGCAGCGTTAAAGGCTGCACTGTCGTCAGTTACACCGTCGCCTACGGCGCCGTGCGTTTTGACGCTCTCGCCTACCTCTCCCCTTCTAGCAGGATGTCTAACTGTCATAAACGATCCTCTTAGTAAGGGACTCC